TTCTCTGATGTTGCCGTAAATGATCTCCTCAAAAATCTCAAAGAAAAAAACTTCCCTGAAGTCCGTAAGTGGGTCGTTTCTAATATGGACAACGATACTACTGTACTTTTGCGTCGTATTTACGATGCTCTTTATAGCACCCTTGAAAATGCTAGCGTTCCTGCTGCTGTGCTCGTTCTTGCTAAGTATCAGTATCAAGCTGCATTCGTTGCGGACCAGGAGATAAATATGCTTGCTTGTTTAACCGAAATTATGGTGGAGTGTGAATTCAAATGATTGATGTAAAACTGATTAGAATCACCACTGGAGAAGAAGTGGTGGCAGAACTTGTTTCTGAAACTGATGATAAGATTACAGTGAAGAATGGATTAGTAGTTCTTCCAAATGCTCAGGCAGTCGGATTTGCTCCATGGGCAACTGTAATTGATAAAGATAACCCTGAAATTACTCTTGGCAAACAACATGTGATTTACATGGTTGATGTTGACGCTTCTGTTAAAAAGAAGTATAATGAATTATTTGGTAGTAAACTAATTACTCCAGAAGAGAAAAAGTTAGTTCTTTAAGATTATGAAAACCAGAATTAGAGCACAAGTCAAGTCAAGATTCTATTATGTCTTCTGGGGCACTGCAACTGTTGCGGTTGTTTTGGGACAACTTTATGTTGGAACTGGGTATCGTGTATTGCATCAGGGTATGCAAGAACTGCTGAATAAGGTTGATGGAGTTCTTCTTCACAAAGATGATAGACCATACCGAGGTGCTCTATGAGAGTAAAGACTACTCCACAGAATGTTGCAGAAGCAAATGAAGCACTGTTTCGTGCTACAATGAATCTTCCAGCAGCTGCTGCTCATTGCGGTATGACCAATAAGGAAATGAAATTGACCTTTTGGGAATATTTGAAGTATAACAAACCTGATTATGAAATCCCTGAAAACACCATTGAGATATCCCGGCGGCAAGAGTCGCGCATGTACTAAACTGGATGTTTATATTCCAGATCTTCGTGACTATAAGGAATATCGCGAACCATTCCTTGGTGGTGGTAGTGTAGCAATTCACATTACTAAAAAGTATCCTAATCTTGATGTATGGGTCAATGATCTATATGAACCTCTGTATAACTTCTGGAGAGTTCTGCAGGATGATGGACATGCTCTATTTAAAAGACTTCAAGAATTGAAGTCTAGATATCCTGATCGTGGATCTGCAAAGGGACTCTTCTTGGAAGCAAAAGATGTCGTAAATGATTATGATCAATCCAATCTATTTCGTGCTTGTGCTTTTTACGTTATTAACAAGTGCTCTTTTTCTGGTCTCACGGAGTCCTCATCCTTTAGTGCCCAAGCATCTGACTCAAACTTCTCAATGCGAGGAATCGAAAAGTTACCGGGATATACTCAAATAATTCAAAATTGGAAAATCACAAACCTTAGTTATGAACAACTCCTTACTGATGACAAAGACGTATTCACATACCTTGACCCACCCTACGACATTAGAAGCAACCTTTATGGACGGAAGGGGAGTATGCATAACGGATTCAGTCACGATGGTTTCGCTGCCGATTGTGATCGGTTTATTGGTCCTCAACTCATATCTTATAATTCGTCTCAACTGGTCAAAGACCGTTTCGAAGGGTGGGAAGTAGGTGAGTTTGACCTAACGTATACCATGCGTTCCGTTGGGGAATACATGAGAGAACAAAAAGAACGCAAAGAACTTTTACTTTTTAATTATGGAATTGAAGGATTGGTTGAATAGCATCAATCAGACAAAGAAAAATCTAATTGATGAAGATCCTTTGCTTGAAAAGGAATATCCTCCATATATTATCAACCGTTGTTTTTCGGGACATCTTGATGCGATTATGTTTGCGAATGAGATGAACAAGTATCATTTCCTTCCAAAAAAATTGCAATATGATTTTTATCTAAATAGTCTGAGGAAAAAGAAGAGATTTTCTCCCTGGCTCCGAAAAGATAAAATCAAAGATCTTGATTATGTCAAACGTTATTATGGATATAGTAATGAAAAGGCACAACATGCTTTGAAAATCCTGACAACAGAACAACTTAATTTTATTAAATCGAAATTTGACACTGGAGGAACAAAATGAGCGTGGTCCAAGAGCCTATTGTGAAATGGTCACCGGAACAGATGGTTGAAGTGGTTCTCAGTGAACCTGATGACTTTCTGAAAGTAAGAGAAACACTGACAAGAATTGGTGTTGCATCAAGAAAAGAGAAGAAGATTTATCAATCTTGCCACATTCTCCATAAACAAGGTCGTTACTATCTTGTGCATTTTAAGGAACTCTTTGCACTGGATGGTAAACATGCGAACATTACAGTTAATGATGTTCAGAGACGTAATCGTATTGCACAACTACTTGCTGACTGGGGTCTTATCAGCGTTGTAGATGTAGAAAAGATTAGAGATATTGCACCACTCAATCAAATCAAAGTTCTTTCCTATAAGGACAAGAATGATTGGATTCTTGAGACCAAGTATAATATTGGGTCGAAGAAGAAACGAGTAGAAGAGACTGAATGATTTAAGACCTCCTTGACAAGGGGGTTTTTCATTGTTAAAATAAAAATCTATTGTATTGGTTTATGGATACAAAAGTCTGTAAAAAGTGTGGTGTTGAAAAACCAGTCTCTGATTTTGGTAAAGCTGGTAAACAGTTGCGAGCAAATGGAGAATGGAAACAGTATTATCACACTACTTGTAAGCAGTGTGTAAATACACCGCGAGTTCGTAAGGATAACGTAGATCCAAAAGTTTGTAATAAGTGTGGAGTTTCAAAACCTTTATCTGAGTATGCTTATGAACCGAGTCGTGATAGGTATCGTGGTGAGTGTAAGCAATGCAAATATGAGCAACGAATGAAAAGTCGTGCAGAAAATCCAGAGATTGTTGCGAGAGAGAGGGAACGTAATCGTTGGCGTTATAATAATGTTGAGGGTATTCGTGAGCGTGCTCGTGAGGTTGCTAACAAGTCTCGTGCAAAACATAAGGATCGTTGGAATGCAAAACAACGTGAACGTTATGCAAATGACTCAGAGTATGCAGAAAAACAACGTCAATATCAAAGAGATCTCTGGGCAAATAATCCAGAGTATCGCGAGAAGTCAAAGAAACAGAATAAAATTTACAGAGAAGAAAATAAAGAAGAACTTCGTATCAAACAAAAACAATATCAGTTAGAAAATAAAGAATGGATTGCAGAGAAACAGAAAAAATATCGCGAAGAAAATCCTGAACACTGTAAAAAACTTAGGAAAGCACAGTATGAAAAACATCAAGAGAAACTTGTCGAAGATCAAAGAAAAATTAGAGACGAACGTAGACAATATCTAAGAGAATATCTTGGTGGTAAATGTGTTAGGTGTGGTGCAACTGAGAAATTAGAATTTGATCATATTATTCCTGCAGATAAGTGCTATACCATAGCATCTAACATTACATGTTTTTCGTTAGAAGAACTTATTTTGGAAGTAGATAAGTGTCAACTTCTCTGTCGTCCATGTCACATCCAAAAGGGCAGAGAGAATGGAGATTTTACTGGACCAAAAGGATTGCCTGATGAAGTAAAGGCAAAAAGAATTAAAAGATGACAGCACCTCACTTTTTGTGCTATAATACATGGGTAACAGAGACCACCCATGGCAAACACTGCTGAGTCCATCAAAGAGAACAATACCTATTACTTTGTGAATGGGAAGTTTGAAGATGAGTTTGAACAGTATGTTTCTTCTCTCAAAAAATCTTTCGTTTCTTTTCAAAAAAGACTTCAACATGAATTTAAAAAAGAAGTCTTTGAAGAACTTCTGGAGGAAGATCATGGACTGAAAATTCTGTTAACCTCTACTGGGTTCTCTCAGGAAGGTCTCCTTCGATTGATTAGTCTGTCAAGAGTTTCTAATGATTCTGTTCTGAATGAATTTCTGTTTAAAACAGAATGGTTTAATGATAGTCAAAATAATTTCAAAGAATGGTCTTCTAAAAAAATTGAGTCATTAGTAAAGAACAACGAATACTTTAGAAAAGGTGTTGTTAATGTCTTTTTTGATGCTCCAACAATTCCTTTTATCGCAAATACTCTGAAACCTTTTGAAGTAAGAAAACTTGGTATTGAGAAGTTGAAAGACATTGTAACTATGTCTGAAGAAACTATTGATACTTTGATTAGATATCGGGAAAAGGGTAGTTATACTGGTAAGAAGGAAAATAATGCAGAGACTGCAATTGAGAATGCACTAGAAGAACTTGGTATTTCTTGGGAGCATGGGGATCTACCTAAACTGGCAGAGAATGTCCCTAACAAAAAACGGACCATGGACTTTGTGATTCCCAACAAGCAAAATCCTCTTCTTATTATTGAGAGTTCTTATGTGACTACCACTGCCTCTGGTATGGGCGACAAAGCAAAGACTGAGATTGCAGTGGGTCGATTGATTAAAGAATATTATCCATCTGCAAAGTTCATTGGTTTTGTGGATGGTATTGGGTGGTTAGTTCGTGATAAAGATATGGAACGAATCGTTTCTGCATTTGATGATGTATTCACTTTTAGCGAAGTGGATATGGTAAAATTTAAAAACCTTCTCAAAGAAACTTTTTTGAATGATTGATCAGTATCTCAATAAAATAACTACGGGTGATTGTCTGGTTCTTCTAAAGGAAATTCCAGACAATTCTGTGGACATGACTTTTGCAGATCCTCCTTTCAATCTAAAAAAGAATTATAAAAATTATCATGACTCTTTAGAAGTTGAAAAATACCTCGAATGGTGTGATGAGTGGATCACTGAAATGGTGAGGATTACTAAACCATCTGGATCAATTTTTATTCATAATATTCCAAAGTGGTTGACTTACTATTGTCAGATTCTTAATCAAAAGGCACATTTCAAGCACTGGATCTCCTGGTATGCTCCAACAGCACCGATGGGTAAGAGTCTTCAACCTGCTCACTACGGAACTTTGTTTTATGTGAAAGATCCTAAGGATGCAAAGATTTATCCGATAAGGATGCCACATGAAAGAGAAAGGAAGTCTACTTATCTTAAAAAAGATTATGGCGGAAAGAAGGATCAGATTCATCCCTTTGGTCCTTTAGTCTCCGATGTCTGGAATGATATTCACAGGGTAAAGCATGGAAAGTATAGAGATGATCATCCATGTCAGTTACCAGTTGCTTTGTTGGAAAGAATGATTCTTTTGACAACTGATGAAGGTGACACTGTTTTAGATCCTTTTATGGGATCTGGAACAACAGCTGTTGCCGCAAAAAAACTTGGAAGGAACTATGTTGGTTTTGATCTGAGTGAGGACTACAAGAAAATCGGAGAGAATAATTTAAGTAAAGTTGAGTCTAATTCAAAGGTGGGAGATTCTTGGATCAGTTATCATCTTGGAGAAGTTCGAACTTTGAGAGATAAAGATTGGGATAATCTCAAAGATCATTTTGAAATACCAGTTAATATGAAAGACATTGACTTTACAAAAATATCATTGAAAGGTGATATGAGAAAACTTAATACACCACAAAAGGAAAAGGTCGGATTACTAGAAAAATTTATGTAGGGTTTTCCTCCCTTTTATTTTGTAAATCATGCTATAAATACACATGATTGCCTTCGGGGATCACAAAACACAAACTCGCTTTTTAAGGAGCTACAATAATGACTAACCTTACCAGGTACACTGCTGCGGATCTTCCTGCCTTGCTAGAACGCATAAATAAGAATAGTATTGGTATGGATGAATACTTTAATCGTCTGTTTAATCTCCACGAAACAACGACTAATTATCCTCCATACAATCTAGTCACGGTCAGCAACGTAGAATCGAGACTAGAACTAGCACTAGCAGGATTTAAAAAGAAGCAAGTAAATGTCTACACACAAGACGGTAAACTCTTTGTCGAAGGACAACGAGAGGACGGAGAAACTGGAACAGAGTATGTCCACAGAGGAGTGGCTCAGAGATCTTTCACCAGATCTTGGACACTCAGTGATGAAACGGAAGTTAGATCAGTTACTTTTGAGGATGGGTTACTGAGTATCACACTCGGCAAGATTGTTCCAGATCATCACCAAAGGAAGGATTGGTTTTAAGATCCTGACAAATTTTTGCTGCGGTTGATACAGAAGTGTATCATAGTGATACAGTATAATATAGATAGTTATGTATTAAGGAGGACGACTTATGAATCTCACAGCCGCCACTCTCGCAATTGGAACCGCAATGACTCTTTTTTTCAATGGGTTCCTTGGGAGCGCATTCCCCTAATAGTCCCCCCAATATAGAGTCCTTTTATTTTACAACACTATAATGGCATTATTCGCACTCTTCTCAGTTCTTACGGCATCAGCAATCGGAGCATACAAACTAACACCAAAATCAGAAGAAGAAGAATTATTTCTTCCTTATTGAATAAATAAAACTGAATATCGTCGTCGCATCATCACGAGGGGTAACTGGCAAAATCCAGTTGACGCCCCTCTTTTTTATTCTAAATATCAGCGTTAGTGGGAGAGGTATGCTATCTACTCAATACAGGTTAAGATTGGAATTCATCTGTAAAAAGATTGCAAACAAAGAAGAAGTAAAACTTGAGGACATGATTTGGGCAGAAAAACTGTCTAAAGCAAATACCACTGCCCGTGACTGGTTGTGTAAAGCACGCCGCCAGGCATCACAAGACATTCAAGAAGGTAGCACTGACGATTTTCTGAATAGGATGGGATTAGGTGACCCCGACCCATCCAATCACAGAACGGGGTTCGATGGTGCAGACGAGATAGTTGACTGGTTTCAAAGAGACAAACCTGATGATTGGAGGCAACGTGACTAAGTTTTTGATGTTTACAAAAGAATCTTGCGGACCATGTGGTCTTGTAAAAAAATACATTACTGCTCTCAAAGATTCACGCGACAGTGTTATTGAAGAGATTTATCTTGATGACTTCAGTGATGAACCTATTCCTGAAGAGAATCTTGCTCTTGCCAAAAAGTATGGTGTGACTGCCACTCCCGTTCTTGTTATTGCCGATGCTGATGGAGAACTTTTAGAGACTTATATTGGTGGGATGCCTATCACTCAAAACATCCGTAAGTTGTGGACTAAGTATGATGTTTGAAGAGATTACACCTGAAACCTATGAAAAAATGAATAAAGAATTTGAGGAGGAAGGACTTGCTTTCCGAATCATTGTGCCCACTCAAGAACAAATCGACGACTGGAGAGACAAATGCAAGCAGTAATTTACAGCAACGGAAATCTGGAATGTGAACGTGCCAAAACACTTCTGGAAAAACTCAATTTTCAAATCTTAGAATACAAATTAAATCAACACTTTTCGGCAAGAGGTTTTGCTGAAGAGTTTGGTGAAGGAGCAGAATACCCACAAGTTAATGTTGGATTCAGGCATATTGGTGGATTAAAAGATACATTGCAATACATGAAAGATCACGGAATGTTTGCGTGACTTGACAAACGCCACCTTATCACTTACAATTAAAAACATATAACCATTTTATCATGAACTACAAACCCTATAGTCAGGAATGGAATAGGAGAAGATATCTATCAGAATCTATCAATACTTATTTTAATGATGGTGTAGATCCGGATCTTATTATCGATGATATTTTGGACATTCTTACTGAAGAGATTGAATATCATAGGGGGCGTGCTGAAGATTTACAAAGAGTAATGCAAGTAATGGATGGAATTAAAAATGACTAAGAAACAACACGTCACCAAGTCCGGTGACACTTTTGAGTGGGAAGAGACTGAAGAAATGCGTAAAGCAGTAGAGCGACTGCATAATAATATTCGTGAACTTGAAAAAAAGAACGCCGAAAAAGGTGGTGATTATGGAGTTGGCAAATGAGTATTAAATTGGTAGTTCTAAAATCTGGTGAAACTGTAATCACAGATGCAAAAGAACTTATTGTTGAAGATAAAGTATGTGGATATCTGTTCAACAAACCACATAAGGTAGAGTATAGGAAACCCATTCTTCTTTCTGAAGAGGCAGAAATGAATAGTGGAGAAGTTCAAATCTCATTGTCTCCATGGATTTTACTGACTGCAGATAAGCAAATTCCTGTTCCCACTGACTGGTTGGTCACTATGGTTGATCCTTTGGAATCTGTGACGGAAATGTATAATGAAAAAGTTGGAGAAGAGGTTGATGATTAAATGTTTGATTCTTCAGAATGGTTTGATTCTTATTGCAAAGATTGAGGAGATTGATGCAGAAATTGGAGATCCAAACTGTAAGATTTCTGATGTTGCTCTTGTAAATTCTGATGATACGGTAAGCACTTGGCTAACCTGCACCGAACAAAAAGATTTGTTGTTCAGGTCCGAAGACATTCTGACAATTGTTGAACCAAAAAGTTCTATCATTAAGTCATACATGGAAATCATTGCATGAGAGTCTTAAGCATTGATTTGGATTACATTATGGGTCCGGTCATTGAACTTTATAATGGTTTAATGTTTAATGACAACCCAACAATAAGATGGGAACAATTCTTTAATAGAACTGACTTCAATGAAAGTCATTTTCGTATTGACCAGTCAAATTTATTATTTTGTTATAATACCTTTTTAAAGGCACTTCGCAACTGCGATAGTGTCTCTTTTGGTTATGAACATGATTCAATTCTGTTCAGTATTGCCGACTACAAAGACATTGACTTAATTAACATAGATCATCATGATGATGTTTTTGGTGGCGACTATACTAGGGAGATGCCTGAGGAGGACGCATATAAAACAGAGTTTTATGAAATCATGAATCACAATAGAGTTCATGAGGGAAACTGGGGTGCTTGGTTAGGTGGACATAATAAATTAAAATCTTTTACCTGGATTGGAAACAAAAATAGTGGAAATAAAAGACGTAATAGATTCAATGCAGAAGTTGTCCCTAATTACAAAAATGTAGAGAAGGAAGATTATAAGTTCGATAATTACAATTTTGATCACATCTTCGTGTGCATGTCACCGCAGTATATCCCCCCAAATCACTGGCATTACTTTGCCATGTTCATCAGCGCATTTGAGGAATTTTGCGGAAAGAGTGCTATAATACACACGGAGAAGTTTGAGACCAACGTTCGTCACCAAAGGATTCATAATGAGATTTTACACCAACGTTCAAATGGTCGGTGACCACTTTTTGGTCCGTGGTTATGAGAATGGAAGGCACTTTGCGACAAGGGAGAAGTTCTATCCTACGCTGTATGTGCCCTCAAAGCGAGAGACGAAATATAAAACCCTTGAAGGAGAGAGTGTAGAATCGGTGGAGCCTGGCACTGTTCGTGACTGTAGGGACTTTATCAAGAAGTATGATGGGGTAGAAAACTTCAAGATCTATGGCAATGACCGATACATCTATCAGTATATTTCTGAGATGTATCCTGAAGAAGAGATTAAGTTTGATACTACTAAAATCAAAATCTCCACGATTGATATTGAGGTCAAATCAGAGAATGGATTCCCGGATGTGGAATCTGCTGCCGAGGAGGTTCTCCTCATTACCGTGCAGGACTACACCACTAAACAGATTCGCACCTGGGGTCAAGGACCTTTCAATAATAAGCAAGAGAACGTTATCTATAAAGGATTCAGAACTGAGCATGAACTTCTGAATGACTTTATTAACTGGTGGATGATTGAGGACAATACACCAGAGGTAGTGACCGGTTGGAACAGTGAACTGTATGATATGCCATATCTAGTTCGACGTATCGAACGCATCCTGGGTGAGAAGTTGATGAAACGCATGTCACCCTGGGGTCTTGTTACGGAACGTGAAACATTTATTGCAGGTCGTAAACACATTTCTTATGATGTGGGTGGAGTTACACAACTTGATTACCTAAATCTTTATAAGAAGTTCACTTATAAAGCGCAAGAATCCTATCGACTGGATTATATTGCGAGTGTGGAACTTGGGCAGAAGAAACTCGATCACTCTGAGTTTGATACGTTCAAAGATTTCTATACTAACGGGTGGCAGAAGTTTGTAGAATACAATATCATTGACGTGGAACTTGTTGACCGCATGGAAGACAAGATGAAACTGATTGAACTTGCGATTACTATGGCATATGACGCCAAGGTAAACTATAATGATGTGTTCTTTCAGGTTCGCATGTGGGATGCGATTATCTACAACTATCTTAAAAAGAGAAACATTGTAATTCCGCCTAAAGAAAAGTCCGACAAGGATTCTAAGTATGCGGGGGCATATGTCAAAGAACCGATTCCGGGAAAGTATGATTGGGTTGTCAGTTTTGACCTTAACAGCCTGTATCCTCACCTTATTATGCAATACAACATCTCACCAGAGACGCTTCAGGACACCAGACACCCATCGGCAACAGTTGATAAAATACTTAATGAAGAACTGACCTTTGAGATGTATAAGGACAATGCGGTATGTGCCAATGGTGCTATGTATCGGAAGGATGTCCGTGGATTCCTGCCAGAACTGATGGAAAAGATCTACAAGGATCGCACCATCTACAAAAAGAAGATGCTTCAGGCAAAGCAAGACTATGAAAAGACTCCAACTAAGGCACTGGAGAAAGAGATTGCGCGATGCAACAACATTCAGATGGCTCGCAAGATTCAACTCAACTCTGCATATGGTGCT